TGACAGTTCTAGCAGTATCGTTTGAATTTTCACGCAACCCTTTAGTTGTCTGTGCAGCCTCTTTGTCTGTCATGGTGCTTTCACTGGAACCAGTTGTTTCGTAAGTGTCTCGTGCTTTTTCAATGTGTTTTGCGACAACACTTGTAACACGGGTACTGGTAATTCTTTCATTCAAGAAATGTGCAACGTTTGCGCTTGCTTCCATACGTGCTACTTTTCTGGCTTCGTTGACTTGCACAACAGACGCACCGTTTGTCCAAGCAGTACCGATGGATTCGATAGCTACGATTTCACACTTAGATTTCCAAAACTTATACCAAGCACAGTCTGTTTCAATTTTGATGTTTTCTTCGGTGAAACTTGTAGACAATTTTTGATTTCTGATGGGTTCATCCGTGTTAGCTACGGGATTTGATCCGCAAGCAGCTAGAATAGAAATCAGAGAAATTGCTAAAAGGTGACGCTTCATATAAACCTCAATGGTTACTGTTGATAATGTTATTAGTATACAAGTAAGTCTATTTTTAGACAATTACTTTGGGCAGTTAGATACTGGTCATGTAACTTTGGATAGCATCTTGTTCGGCATCCGTGAATGCGTCAATGTCATATTCACCAGATGAAATCTTGTTAACCAAAAACTGCAAGTATTCTTTGTTGTCCAAATAAGAAGATGTTGTTTCTTTGTTAATTTCAATCCATTTTCTACCGTTGAACTTGAACACTTTGTTTGGACTAACATCAACTCTAACGTACATGTCACCTACCTCAGCCATTGCTGGGAAAGTAGTTCCGAATCCATTGTTTATTTGTTTAGCTGACTCTGCAAATAACTTTGGTTCCATGTTGCGCAGTACTTCTTCGCTCATGTGCTTGCCGTTATAAGTCACGTAGCCATCACCGCTTTTGACAGCAGTATTAACGTCAGTGTCTATGTAATCACCAGGACGTTCTGGGCTTATAGAATCAACCGATGTTTCTTCAACTATTGGTTCTTCTACTGGCTTAGGTTCAGGTACCTTTTTTAACTTCTTCTTGGTTTTTTTTGGTTTTTTTTGGGAAGGGCTCAAAGCACCAAACATCCATCCTATTGGTGCAGGATCTTGATTTGATTTTTCTTCTGTGATGTTTTCTACCACTGATTCTTTTATCTGCTCTATTTGACTATCAGTGAGAGGCCCGTCATCGGGTTCATATTCAGGAACAGGTTCGGGTACTAGCGCATCAATAACTTGAACAGGTGTTTGTTCTTCAGGTTCTTCTTTATCCCATACTTTGCTTGCATTGGCTGCAAGAACCAAAGCAATAGCTAAAGGATCGAAAACAATAACTATTAGAATGATAACCCAACGTACAGCAGATTCAAGTAGATTCGCATCAGGGTTATCGCCATATATAAAAGCCGCAATATATTTGATAGGTCCAACTTCGGCTTCTACTTTTCTTACTTCTGCGCGGATAGGTGCAGCCTCTTCGTTCAATTTTGCAATTGCTTTTTGTTCTGCTTGAATTTCAGATAATAATCTAGCACGGTCTCTTGCTTGACCTTTCCTCACAGCTACTGCCTTGTCAGCACCTGCCTCTGAGGTACTGCGTCCCATAATCTGGTCAACTGCTTCATCAAGTTGTTTGAGGGCTTTGCGGTTAGCTTCTATGTTATCCTTTGACGTTTTGATTTTTTCGTCAATGACTTCTAGTTTTGCAAGAACGTCGCCACTAACTAAACTTTGGTCGCTGTGTGCTTTAGATAAGAAACCAAAGATACCCATGCTTGTTAGGAAGGCAAGCAAGACTACCGCTGGTACTAGATAGAATTTTAATGTAAGACTAGCACGATGCCAGTACTTACGCAACCAAACAGTAGTAGTGATCTTACCTACTTCAAGTATAGAACCCATAATGATAATGGGTATGACCGCACCTGCAAAGATAGCGGTCAAGCCAATAATACTATAGTAAGCGGCTACTGTACTTAGTGATAGTGCTACTAAAAGTGTAAGGTTGGAAAAGCTCGTAATTTGTTTCAACATCCTAATATTTATCAGTGATTCTCTGGTTTAATAGTATGTTGATTATCATATCCAAACAAATGCCCAAAAGTTCCGATAAATTCGTTAATAGTAAGAATTAGCTTCCTCGGCAAATTAGCACCCTGGTATATCTGATATGTAACGCAAGGTGTTGTTTGTCCATCAACTTCTCTAATTTTGATCTGTATAACTTCAATGACGTTTCCATCATCGAACGAGTATTTTTTGCCCACTAGGTCGTCGTAGTTCATTCCTCATCCTCATCAAACATGGCATCAATTTCTGCCATGCGTTTCTTACGTTCTTCTTCCTCAACTTTACCGTGTTCAGTAAGTTCAAGGTCAGATTCGCAATATGGGCAAACCTTCTTTGACTCTAATTCAAAGTCATCAGTAGTATGTTCTTCGGGCCACCACCAATCAGCTTCATAGCTTTGCCCAGTCCATTTACACTTGGTGCATTTGTGCGTGGGTTCCGGAGGTGTATTGGGAGTATGCCAACTAGATGCATCGCCTACTTCAAAGGTGACTTCGTACCCACCTTTACGATCGGTCCACCAATCATCGTATTGACGGTCCCACTCAATCTCTACGTCATTGTCGTATGCATCTTGCAACAACACCTCAAGATCAACGTCACCGGCTTCAATGCGTTGTAGCATATCAGCAATTTCAATATCATCTAGATCAGGGTAAATCTCCGCAAGAGTTTCCGCAGTGAGTTCGTATGCAAATTGGCTATCGACTTGATGCCATTCATGTTTAACGATTGTTACCATTTTTGATCCTTTCAATAACCTCTTTGGCTTCTTTCATGTCGCTATATTCTAGCAACATATCATAGTGCTTGTCAACAAGGTCCTGCCATTCAGGGTATTTTTGTTGCCAACGAATCATGTATAGTGTTTCTTTATTCATTAGTCTTTACTCAAAACTCTGCGTTGCGATTTACCGCAACAACCACAATGACGATATTGTTCTACATACGACCAAGCACCTCTTTTGTTCATGCCTGGTTTACTCCAAAGCAACCATGTATGAATACCAAACGCACATTTCCATTGATTGGTAGCAAAAAGAGGTTGGTCCCTCAATGCTCTTGCAGTATTTTCTACCTCTACGTTCATATCACATCCAACTATGACAAGACCATTTGTTCAGGTATCGGACACTTGCGTGTTTTGTACCGAAATGCTTTTTATAAAACACTTTGTAAGCCTTAGCCCAATGCTTTTGAATGGGTTTAGGAGCATGGCATGCTAGATAATGCAATTTGCCATGCGTATCACCGATCACTCTTTTGTTAAACCCCCAACCTGCAGGATACCATTTGACACGAGTTTGCCAATTATAGTTATCCGTGCGACCATATTTTAGTCGCTCCTTGATAGTATAACGCTTAGGCAAGTCTTGTGGTCTAAACTTGTTCATTTGTCGTCCCTAATTACACAATACTTGTGAATGAACCACAATACATAACCGAATCCTACTGCAATGATTGCGGCACAGATATAATTTGTTACTGGGTCATTTGTCATCACGGAACCTAACAAAACGTGGGAAACGCAAACTGTATGTACCGTCTTGGTTCTGGGTAATCACATCACAAAGAACCTCGGCAGTTCTGCCAATAATAGCCCCACTGTTATTCCAGTAATCATCACGATCAGTATCACTGAAACCACTACCCACATTGACAGTAATAAATTTGCCGTCATCTTCACCAGCGCAAACAAGTGCACCAAGGCGACCTTGATTGCGTCCAGTGCCTTCTTCAACACCTACGACCTCCAAATCAACAGTAATAGTAGGCTTCCACTTCATCCAATCAGTACTACGCTTGCAGATGTAAGGGGCTTCCATATCTTTAATCATAATACCTTCGAACCCTGCGTTCACATTGTCCTTAGCATAGCGATCTAATTGGTCACGACCTGCGGCTGTATCGAGGTCAACCATGATGTGGGGCAACAGTTCAACGTTTGCCATTTCGTCAATTACTGGACGCATAGCATCCAACAGTGCGATACGCTTAGTCAACTGCGCATTCCAATGACCTCGACGGAAATCACTAAGCGGGATAATGTCAAAGATATTGAACACGCTGTCCTCAGCTTGGACATTCTCTTTGCGGCGTGCTTGTCGCATGAGTTCTTGGAAAGTGTTCCCCATCACTTCGCCATCGAGAACAAAACCATCAACCAGACTACGACCCTGATCTACCTTTGCACAAGCACGAACCAATTTAGTGAAGTTCTCCATCACTTGTTTTTCAATGTGATAGAAGTTTTCAAACACTTTACCGTTACGACTGAAACAATTGGTAACAATCTCACCTGAATCGTTAGGGATAACCATCAGCAGACAACGAACACCATCCAACTTAGGCTCAAGACGTTTCTGGCCCTTCATTTCAGGGCGACCTTCACTACTGGTAGCAAGTTGACAACCAAATACAGGAATCTCGTATTCAGTTTTCTTACAAATTTTGTTGATGGTCTTGTCACTGATACCTGCACGAAGGTCTCGGCGAATGACAGGAGCGCAGAATGTATTCCATTCATCACTGTCAAAACGATTTGCCATTTCTTGAATAGCATCCTGTGCGGCATTACCAGTGAGTTCACGCTTACTGAGTTTAATCAGCAAGTCATTAAATTCACTCCAGGGATTTTCTGCCTTAGTGATACCTACGGTATCAGGTACCTTGCGTACCCCAAATGTAACGAATGGATTGTAACAGGCTTTTGTCAAGCCCAGAAAGACCTGACTATTGACTGAACCTAGCGTAGCAGCTTCCAATGCCTGCTTGAGTACATCCTCTTTGTGCAGGCGGCTATCAGATTCATTCAGCTTTTTAATCCAACTTGCAGACATTCGTATTCCTTAAAAGGGCCATGCTTTATTCGGGTCGAGCGGTGGCCGGGGTTTTAGTTCAATTTGTTCTTCTGAAACAATATTATAATCGGAATAGGTTATTTTGTCAACTTGATAAGGTCCGTAAATTGTAATACTTTCGTAGTCAATCAACCAGTCATGTTCACCATCTACTAGCCAACCCAAACCACCATCATACCAGGCATCTTCAATTTCTTGTTTTTCTTCGTCAGTGAAGGTGTCATCAAATTCAAACTCAACATTGATTAGGTCATCCAGTTCACACCCATCACCTAGACTAGGATCAACTGTGCAATACTTAGAATCGATGTTGGGCAGTTCTTCCTCTGATTCTACAAACCCCTGACCCCAGCGATAAAGTTCCAGGATGCTAAATCCTTTGGTGCTACCATCCGGCAACTCTTTATACACATCGTAATATGCCTCAATAGATTTTTTATCTACTGGACGAATTCGATATAAAACTTCATTCTCCAATTTGCTTCTCCTCTTGTAGAATATTAAACAGTTCAAGACCGCTGACTGTCTCCATAGTATTGTCTAGGTCAGCGAGTGTTTTTTCTAATTGGTCTCTGGTCTTCTTCAAAATATCAGGACGAATACTACGCACGAATTGACTAGTGGTTACCATGCGTTTCAAGTTGCACTCGGTGCCAACGGCTGACATTGCTTCTTTGTTAAAGCCTTCACCATAGGGGCTTTTAAAGCCATTGAGAAATGCAAGTTCCTCTATAGACACTTCGCACAACACGCGGGTGTTATCTACTTTAGCAATTACTTTCATGTTTGGACCTCCGAAACTTTCCCATCCTTTAACAATGCAACTAATTTACGATTGCGTTCATCTTGCTCTTTACGCTCACGCTTTTTATTGTTTGACAATCTGAGCATTTCATCATACTGGCGTGCCCACTCAAGACCTGCAAAGAATGAATTTAGGTCGTTAATAGTACCGCAAAATAGTTCAGCATCACGGGCATAGATTGGAAGGCTTTCAGCATCCTTGGGCTTGATGGCAACATAGTCTACCCCTCGATCTGCTCCCCACCCATGTCGAGGATAACAAAGCATGAAGCCAAGTTTATCAGCCCTTTCTTTGATACGCTCACATTGTAAAATTGTATTATAACCACTCATAGCCACCTCAAATTAAACCATTCAAAATTTTTGCGGACGCTGAAACCGTAACCATGTTGACTGCTAGATTCATGTAGACCATCTACACCGTTTTTATTCATCCAAGACATTATTTGTAAAAGCTCATCAAATGTTTTTACAAAATAATGGTCACGAGGATAACCTGCAACTTGATAGACTTTCATCACCAGCTTGAATTGTAGAACACTTTGCGACCGAGAAAAGTTTCTGCCTTTGCATCAATGCAGAATTGTAGGTCCTTCTCGTAATAATAATCATCACTAGGCTTACCGAAAAAGAATCCTGTGGTATTTAACCCAGCGAGGACACCTGACTTGATGTCCTTTTCAAGTTTATCAATATCATCCCAAGTTAATTCGAGTTCAACACCATTGAAGTCACCGTTCCAGGTATCTTCCTCGTAAGGTTTACCTTTAGCGATCCAGAGGCGCTCCATCCAGCCGTCTAGATTGGGATGTTTGCGCCAATAGGCAATATCTTGGTGGTCATTTCCAATTTCATTTGCTTTACTAGCAACGTATGCGTATTGATCCAATCCCATAATTATTTCCCGCAGAGTTTAATGATTTCATCGACAGTTTTATTGGACTGTGCAAATGATATACGACAATCAGCCTTGGTCTTGGCTTCGTAACTCATTCCAGCAAACATAGCAGCCATAATAACTGCCCAAGCAATCATCAACCATTTCATTTCCATTTAAATCACCTTTACACGGTTAAGTTGAGTAGATTTGTCACGAGTACCTTTGACAGTACCTGTAATTTTAACACGATCTCCAATATTCATTTGCTTTTTGTGTGCAAAAAACAACACTTTGTCATCATCAGTAATACCAGTTACATACCAAGTATTCCAATTCTGTGACCAAACTTGTTTGACCACTTCCATCTCGGTAGTTACTTTGTCACCGATAGTGCCCAGATAGCCGCCTCGTGCAAAATTGATACGGCGATCAATATCATCACGTTTAGTATTTTTTTCGTAAGTTGCGGGAAGGCTGATAACCACTGCCAATTCAAACCCTGCACTAACACGCTCCTTACATGCGGTATCATATGCACTTTGCATAAAGGAACTAAGTGCTTTACCCTCAATGACCTTGAACGTCAAGCCTTTGAAATATCGGTGCATCACATTACCTGCCTCACGGCTTTCTTCTGTGATTTGCGAAACATCTGCCAACAGTTCTTCAACGATAGCACGATTGGACTTTTCACCTTTAGTCAGGTCAGCAATTTTGATATATTGTCTGCCGTTAGTCACATATGCCTGCCAAGACGCGGCCCACACATCACCTGCATCATAGTCTACTGTCACTTTGGCAGTACGCTTGGTGGGCTTTTTATATGCGTAGGGATTTTGATAGTACATCATATGTTCAAATTACATAGACCAAAACGATTCGCTAGACGGAGAGCAGAAATACGGGGTGTCGTAACGCTCCTCATACTCCTTACCTGTCACCAGGTTCTTACGGGTCACATAAGTCTCGTGGATTTCAAACGAGTAACCGTCTTTAGCGAACCAAGAAGTTTGATACAGGTGCTTGAGTTCTTCCTTCATGCCCTTGCGGTCACCTTTGTGTTCAAAAGTCTTGACCAGGCGCATCCCTGCTTTAGTACGCTTGTCAGTTTTGAAAACTTCCACAGTGTAAGAAACGTCAGACATTCAGTGCTCCTTTAATCAATCAATACAAGTATTATATGCCCAAACCGATTTATTGTCAA